CCTTCTTCAAAGCCTCTGCCTTCTGGTCTCTTAAGGTGTGAAACTAGAATCATTCCTACACCAACCTCTTCAACAAGAGAGCGCAGCTTAGTCATAAGAATGTCCAACATCTTTCGTTCGTCTCCGTCCTGACCAGACACAACAATCGAAACGTGATCAAGGAATATCCACTTACATCCAAGACCTTTGTTCATGTAGCGGATGCGGTTGATTAGGTTGTCGGATTCAATCGAACCCCAATGGTCATAGGTAACAAAGTTTCCGCTACCGATTGTGGCATCGAAGGCTTTCTTTAATTCATCCTCTTTCACTTCAGTGCCAAGGTGCAGAGTCTTATTAATAGCCAGACCCATAATACCTTGAGCCGATCGCTTGATGCTTTCCTCTAAGGCTATGTACCCAACCTTCTCGTTGTTCTTGATTAGGTGGTACGCAATCTCACGACACACGGCTGACTTACCAACACCACTGCCAGCGCAGAACGTAGCAATCTCTCCAACACGTAGTCCTCTTGTGATTCGGTTCAGCCCATCGAACGGATAGGAAGCACTGTCTACAATCTCAGTCTTGCTGACAATGTCCCACATATCCTCACCAGCTACGATGCCATCAGGTCTGTACTGCGTAGCATCCCAGAACGACTGAATGATTTCACTTCCTCTATTCTCCATCAGCAACTCGTTCGGATCTTTAGCTGGAAGGTTAGCGATGAATGCCTTACCTACTGGAAGGATAGCTGCGCACTTCTTGGAAGCTGCGATGCCTACCTCATCCATATCAAACATCAGAACGATCTCATCAAAGTTATTAAGGTACTCAAGGTTGTGTTTGATTGCGGACATAGCCGACTGCGCTCCAGAAGGAACACTGACTACTGCCCACTTACCATTGAAGGCGGTGGACACACTCATCGCATCTATCTCTCCCTCTGTGATGGTGATGCGTTTACCTTTACCAAACAGGTGCATACCAAATAAGGTGCGCACCGTTCCCACTGTCTCGAAAGATTTATCTGAATAGCGTAGCTTCTGTCCTACTAGTTTACCAGTGCTGTCTTTGTAGTTAGCAATCTGACAAGGCTTGGATCTGTTTTCTCCTACAGTGTATCCGTACTTCTTACAGATAGATTGAGGTATGTTTCGTTTAACTAAGTCTTGGTAGTCTCCCTGTACTGTTGTCATGGTTTCCGTGTGTGTGTTTGTTGGTTGTGTTTTGTTGTTAGGTTTGAAAATGCCACAGCTAAAACACTTGGTGCTGCCATCTTCATTCTCACACAAGGCATCACTACTTCCGCAGTCAGGGCAATGTGTGTGTGTGTTAACTGTTTTTAATACGTCCATTCTTCTGGTATGCTCGGTCCTTTACACCAAGGTATGTTGTTTTTGTCCGCCCAGTCCGCATAGCTTGTCTTACTTCCCTTGTAGATTTTGCCCCTTGGTTGCTGGAACACAAAGCGGATGTCGATGTCAGGATGCTGCTTCTTAATCCACTCGTGCTTCTTACGGTCAGCTGAAGTTAGTCTACCCTTGACCTCAAGGATGACTCCGTTCTCCAAGAAAAAGTCAGGTGTGTACCTGCGCTTCTTCTCTGGTTCTACGAAACGAATACACTCCATCTCGTAGGCGTAATGGACACCCTCTCTCGAAAGAGAGGATGCCACACGTTTTTCAAAGCCAGATCTAAAAGTCTCCATCGGCTACGACAGCTTCAAGGGACTCGCCCCCACTGGAAAAACCTTCTTCTTCAGAAGTAAATCCGAAGGCGTCCGCACTAGCACCAGAAGCACTAGGTGCAGCAAGCTCCATAATCTGTAGAGCTTTGAGTTGTAGGCTAACACCGAACCCAAGGCTTGGGCTGTACCAAGTGTAAGGCTTAACAGCCATCTTCACTTGAGAACCTCCGCCCACTTCAACATCACAAGGTTTACCCTTTGCGTCAAAGAGTTTAATCTTGAACTCGTACACTTCGTTGGTGCGAGTGTTCTTACCCTTAGCTTTTTGTTTGCTTCGGATTACCCACTGCCCGTCCTCAAGCTGCTTAACAGGGAACTCTTTGCACAGGCGAATCTTCTTACCTGTCTTACGCTCCTCCATCTCGTGTGCTTCGCTGCGGATTGATTCAACCTTAGCAGTAAACTCTTTAGCTTCTGCTTCAGTTACTAAGATGTCACAACTGTATGCTCCATCAGGATCGAACGTAGTGTTCGGTTTGTTTACGTGTGGGTAACGCGCTGTACCCAGTACTGTAGTTATGATTTCATTCATGAGAATATGTACTCCGATTTGTATATGTCGTTAACGTTAAATGTCCCCTTCACTGGAAGAGGCTCAAGGTTTACTCCATGCTCATCTTCTAAAGAGTCTTTCAACTCTTGAAGTAAGTCTGGTGTAAATTGTTTTACAAACACATCACGTATGGTAGCTGCAAGCTCGTTGCACTTAGTGGTGTGTGTCGCCATTGAGTCATGCACCATCGCAAAATCTCTGACGTTGAAATTGGTAGCGGATTGATTAACTGTCGTGTGAAGAACACTAGCATCAAGTGAGTGAATGTAGTTAGGGGATGCTCCCTGAGCTTGTCGTTTGGCGCACAGCTTATCGGTGTCCTCACGGAAACGTACCCTCATAACTTTATCGCCGAGCTTTGTCTTAATGGATTTAGTTTCCCACTTCATGTAAGATTGGTGGCAAGGGAATCCACTTGGTGATACCCAGTAAAATGGTTTACCCTCATCGGCTAGTATCCGTGCTGTAGATTGAAGCCAAGCCATCGCCTCTCTTGGTTTACCTACAACATCATTGATACCTTGCCATACTTTACCAGCTAGGTAAGCGGTTGCTTGAAACTTATCTGTCTCATCAAACGGTACTTCATCCTTCTTTCGTGACGTCTCTGTGTACCAGTCACTAATGTATTGGCGACATGAATACAAAGTTGAACCGTAACTCTGTGTCATCGTTGGTCTCTTACACGCCGACCTGTCTACGCCATATGCTAACCACTTGTCAGCGTAGTCAGAGTCACCATCCTGTTTAAGAAACTCAATCGTTTTGTTAGCTACAATACCGTAGATGTCTTGAGGGTAGTTGCTTGGTGCTACGTTGGTAGCTATGCAGGAAGGCATATCTCTGGTGAGAACACCTAACAACTGTAGTCCGTTGTTACTTGCATCCATCGCACATGGTAGGTGTGTAACAAATCCAATACCTTTAGCCATGTACTCAGCCCACTCAAAACAGAAAGCAAGAAACTGAAAAGGCTCATCACACTCTCGCCACAAATCAACGTGAGCCATCGGATCTTTTGCGATCTTAAAAATGTTGTGTCGGTTTTCTTCAATCCAATCTACGCGCTGATTGAACGTACCCTTAACTCCGTAGCAGTTGGCTCCGTGAATAGCTAACCACTCAACATCTGATTCGTTCTTAATCTTTTCACCTCTAGCAAAAGTCAGTAGACTCTTTTGAAAGTCAGCTCCCATGTGGTTGACGTAGCTAGGCACTGCATAACACCGACCCCTGAAGTCTGTCTGGTGTGGAAGGTAGAACTGCTTGTCTCGATACTTGTTAGCCAGCCACTGGGTATTGAGTACAAGGAGGCGTCTACTCTTTGTAGCTGCGTTGTGATCGTAGATTGCAGCAGCTCTACGCTTCCACATCTTCTTCTCAATCGGATCGCAATCATCTGATGGGAAAGGCGGTAGCTCTTCATCCTCACGCTGAGGTATACCGTCTACTTCAATGCCCTGCTCCCAAGTCTCTTGCAGTACGTTGAGAACTCGTTGGTTAATCTTCCAAGGTGTATTCTGTAGAAGATTCACTGCGTTCATAACGTCAGTCATCTTCTCTGTGTTCTCTCGGAGGAACGTCTTGTCTCGTGTCTTAATGAACGGCAACGGTGGAAGCCCTGACTCAATGTCATAACCACCTGACCACTTGTCCGTCCATTGCTTTGGAAAATCTAACAGCGGCATCCAGAAGGGACAGAGTAATTCGTTGTCCTTCATCATATCTTCAATCCATTCGGATGTCTTGTCGGATGCAGTAACAAAACGAGCTGGTCCTCTCTTGTCTGTCTGTATCATGACGTAATCAATCAACCCAGTTGAGGCTCTGATTGAATCAATGATAACAGTACCTACGTGTAGCTTAATACGTGTTCCCCACTTATCCCATTCATCCGTTTCGCCTTTGGTAGCTTCGCCCTTCTCAGACTTAATCAGGTAGTATCGTTTCTTACGATAGCTCTCTCTACGTTTTGCACCCTTCAGTATACCCTGCCACTGTGGGTGGTTGCTGAAATGGGCGAAGCGTACCTCATCCTCAATCAAAGCTCCTACACGTACAGCTGCGGATGCGAGCGTACGTTTCTGTGTAATAGAATCTAAAATACTTTTCAGTCCAATGAAGGCAGCGGTCTTAGTTGGAATCTCTTGGAGCTTGTAATAAGCATTCCCTGCTATGGGTGCTTTCTCTTGTTGCTTCTCCCATGCTTCCAACGCATCGACCAAAGGAGGAAGTGCTGCCTTCAATAGACGTTGACCATACGGAGTTTCGCATTCGCTCTCCCTTCGCCGACTTGAATCAATCTTAGAACGAAAACGGTTAACACCACTTTCGAGCATATCGTTCTCAATCGGACGGTTTTGGGACGGAAACGTCTCACGAAGTGTCTGCATAGTAGTGGGAGTTATGTATGGTTAATAAAAAAAGTGAAGGTAACCCTACGGATTTGTCACGGATATTAAATTATGCAACGGATTTTGAATCCGATGGAGTGGTAGGTGTGAGAGGACTTGAACCTCCAAGTCATTGCTGACAGTAGATTTTGAGTCTACCGTGTCTACCATTCCACCACACACCCATCCTTTTGTTGGCAGTATAGACACATTTTAGGCACAAGTCACTCATTCCTTTTCACCCTGATTGACCAGCA